TTGCAGAAGCACCTTAAAATAAATTAATGATTTAAAAAATAATAAAATGAATGGATTTGAGCCTACTTTACTTGGAGTCTATGTTTACATAATAACAATAGCAGAAATTAATGAAGCTCTACAGGGACTTCTAATTATTGCGACTCTAATCTATACAATTATTAAAATAGCACAATTATTAAGAAATGGCAAAGATTGATATAAATGGAGATGGTAAAGCAGATTTCACAATTAACATAGGACAAGTAGTAATGCTTGTTTCTCTTGTTGTATCAATGGCTGGTTCATATTATAATTTAAATGCTAAAATAGAAGAAGTAGCAACTCTTGCAAGAAAAACATCACATAATCAACAAGAATATTGTTTTCCTAATACAAGAGCAGTAGAAGATGAAATAGAACAATTAAAGATAGACCAAAGAGAATTTCAAACAGAATTAAGATTTATATTAAATAACGATGGTTAGAATATTAAGATACATAGCAAATAAAATAGAACAATTTAACATTAGAGTAGCTAAAGCATGGAATCAATGGTTAGCTAAATTAAAAATGTAATGTCTAAAAATTACTTTAAATACAATGAATTTGATTCGCCTGATAGTCCTGATAGTGGTAATAATATGCAGCCCTCTTTTTTACGCATGCTCAACCATGCACGTCAAATTGCAGGGATACCATTTAAAATTAATTCAGGATTCCGAACTAAAGAGCATAATGCAAAAGTGGGAGGGACAGAGAATTCGTCACATTTACGAGGATACGCTGCCGATATTCATTGTACGTCCTCAACATACAGATACGAAATCATATCGGCTTTATTACAAGCTGGATTCAATAGGATTGGAGTAGCTAAAACATTTATCCATGTGGATAATGACCCAATAAAAACTCAAAAGGTAATTTGGACTTATGCTTAAAATTTTAAAGAAATTATTAGGTTTCTCTGATCAAAATAATATTTCTGGTTTAGGATTAGAAATAAGAGAACTAATTAAAGGGAAAGAAATAGATCCTCAGCAATTAATACAACTACAATCAGAAATTAATAAAATGGAAGCACAGCATAGAACTATATTTGTTGCTGGTTGGAGACCATTTATTGGTTGGGTTTGTGGTATAGCTTTAGCGTATAATTTTGTAATAAGAGATATGTTAGTATGGTATTTTGGTGAAGGACAAGCACCACCAGCTTTACAAATGGAACATTTAATGACAGTATTAGTAGGAATGTTAGGTCTAGGAGGAATGAGAACATTTGAAAAATTAAATGACAAATCAAAATGAAAATAGATAAACCAAAATGTGGTTGTGGTAATACTCAAGATCCTAATGGATATTGTGATGGTACACATTTAAATAATGCGTAAAGCTATATCTACATATATATTTAAGCCAAAAAAGAAAAGGCCTGGAACACATTCTAAAAATGCTAGTAAAGGACAACCTGGTTATAAAAAAAAATATAGAGGACAAGGACGTAAACATTAATTGTTTAAAATTAATTTACACTAACTATGTACTTTATAAAAAAAAGTATGTAAATTTGGTGGGTAGTGGTAAATAATAATTATGCCAAAGAAATTATCTAGAAAAAAATTAATAGAAAAATTAGATATTATTTTTAGTAAATATATAAGACTACGCGACGCAGATAAAAATGGATATTGTAGATGTGTTACTTGTGGACAAAGATTTCATTGGAAAAAAATACAAGCTGGACACTTTATTAGTAGAAAACACTATTCTACAAGATGGGATGAGGATAATGTACATGCACAGTGTATAGCTTGTAATGTATTTAGAGCAGGTGAGCAGTATAAATATTCATTATATTTAGGAAATGATATGAGTTTAGATTTATTAAATAGATCAAGAGAAATGGTAAAGTTTGCAGATTATGAAATAGAAGAAATGATAAAGCTTTATAAAGATAGAATAGATTCTTTGGATTCTTTTGTAGGTACTTAGCCTACGTATTGTTCTTTGTTTTTTAGAAAGAGGGTAAATTTTTTATCCTCTTTTTTTTTATTTACAATTTATTTTTATAATTTTAGTTTATGATTGAATTACATTATATAAAATTGCTTGAAAAAAAGCAAGAGGAAATAGACGAATTAAGGTCTATTTTGTTTATGTTATTAAAATCTGATAAAATAAACAAAGAAGATAAACAACTAATAATTAATACTTTTTTTAAAGATGACAAAGAATAATAAAACAACTAGAATCACACAAACACAAGATTCTATAAGTAAACAAGGAGCTGTAGATAGAGCTACCGAAATAGCATTAAATCCTGTTTGGATAAAAGCTACGCCAGAACAAAAACAACAAATATTGGCAGATATATCATTGTTAGGTAAATTTTTATATTTTGAAAAAAACTTATTACCAACAACTGAAGATTACAAAAAATTATATAATTTAGATAATAAAGATTAATAATGGAATTAAAAGGAATTATTAAAAATATTCTTAACACTGAAACAACTGGAACACCTCCTAAACAATTAACTGTAAAAAAAATTATAGTTACTACACCAGGAAAATATCCTCAAGATGTATCAGTAGACTTCTTAAATAAAAATATAGATTTACTTGGCCAATTTAGAGTTGGTGATTCTGTAAATGTTAAAATTAATTTAAGATCAAGAGAATATAAAGGAAAATGGTATTCTAATATAATTGGTTGGCAAATAGAAGTTGATCAAGCAGAAGTAGAATCCTCACAACAATTACCAGACTCTAACGACCTACCGTTCTAATGATACTAGACCCTTATGAATTATATAACCGTTTGCTTGATATAAAGCATGGTCGTATAAAAGAGGGTTTAAAAATTGGTATACCAGAAATAGACGAATATATACGATATAAACAAGGCAACTTTAATTTATTAATTGGACACGCTAATGTTGGTAAAACAACTGTTATATTGTATTTATTCGTAATCTGGGCAATTAAACATAATTTAAAATTTCTTATTTGGTCTTCTGAAAACACTCCTCAAGCAATACAAAGAAAAATAATTGAGTTTAAAATGAATAAACCAATTACGCTTGCAGAAGATGAAGAAATTAAATCAGCTCTTGCATGGTCCACTTTACATTTTAAAATTATAGATGTAGAGGAATTATATACTTATAATGAATTATTACAAGAAGCTACAGAAATAAAAGAAAACTGGGAATATAATGCAATATTAATAGACCCATATAATTCATTAATAAAAGACAAACAGTTATTTAAAGAAGTAGGTGGTCATGAATATGATTACCAAGTTGCATCTGAATTTAGATTATTTGCTAAAAAAAATAATATAACTGTATTTTTAAATGCTCATGGTGTTACAGAAGCTTTAAGAAGAACACATGTAAAAGGTCATGAGTACGAAGGATTACCTATGCCATTAAATATGGCTAGTGTAGAAGGCGGAGGAAAATGGGGAAATAGGTGTGATGATCTTATTTGCATACACAGATACACATCACATCCTACTGATTGGATTTACTCAATGATCCTTGTTCTAAAAATAAAGGAGATGGAAACTGGTGGAAGATGTACACCTTTTGATGAACCAATAAAATTGAAAATGGAAAAGAATAATGTAGGTTTCACATTTATGGATAAGGATCTTTTGAGTGAACATAAAACAATAGAATTTTGATAAATATAATGTTATGTATTGCGTTAATAGTTTTATTAATTGGTCAAATTAATAGAGCAGACATATATATAGCATTAATAAAAGGATTAATGATTGGAGTCCTATATCACAAAGAGCAATACGATGATGGTTATGATGAGTACACGATACAATGTTTGTTAGGAATCGTAAATATAACAGTGAAATGGGAAAGGGAGCAGAATGGCTAGAAATAGTAGCTAAAAGACACAATGAGTGGATTAAAATAGTAAATGGATTTGGTGAGTATGATTATGCAGAAGATATAGTCCAAGAAAGTTATTTAATACTTTATAAATATGCAGAACCTGAAAGAGTTATTAAAGATAATGAAATTAGTAGGGGTTACATGTATTTTACTCTTAGGACTACATATTATCTTTATTACAATAGTAAGCGTAAAATTAATAAAGTTTCTATCGATGATGGTTTATTTCAGTTAGAAGATAAAGCAGATTTAAGTGAACAAATTGCTTATAATAAAATATGCCAAAAAATTGATCAAGAAATAGATAACTGGCATTGGTATGATAGAAAGCTTTTTATTTTATATAGAGATACAGATATGAGTATTAGAAAAATAGCAGCGGAAACTAAAATAAGTTGGGTTAGTATATTTAACACACTTAAAAACGCTAAGAATATAATTAAAAATAAATTATCAGAAGATTACGAAGATTATAAAAATCAAGACTATGAGCGATTATAATAAATTTAAAGCAAACTTTGAATATCAACAAAAAGTAGCACTAAAAGGATTTGGTGATACAGTTGAAAAAATAACTAAAGCTACTGGAATTAAAAAAGTAGTTGACACAGTTGCGGATGCATTAGACGTAGATTGTGGTTGTGATAAAAGAAAAAAGAAGTTAAATGATTTATTTCCATATATAATGCCTGAATTAATGACAGAAGATGAATTTAATTTTTTAGATTTAACTTTTAAAAATGAAACAAATAAAATACAAAACCCTGAAAGAATACTTAAAATCTATAATAGAGTATTTAAGGACAATAAAAAAATGACAAACTGTAGTCCGTGTTTTGTAAATACAGTTTACAATAAATTAAAAGCAATTTACAATGAGTACAAATAAACTAGATTTGATCAGAGAATTGGAGTATCAAGATAATTTTGAAAAGTTAGGTGATACATTAATTAAATGGTCAAAAAAATCTAATAATAAAGAATTAAAAGAATGTAAAAAATATTTATCTGAAATTGGTATGTATGTAGCAGTTTTAGAAATGAATATTAAAACAGCTCGTATAGCAGTTAGAGATTATCAAAGTAGATCTATAGTTTATAGAAATAAATATTTTGATATTAAAAAACAATTTGAAGAAATAGATAAACAAAATAAAAAAATGAAACAAGAGTTAATTGATACATTTGAAAAAAATTAGAAATAATTAACAAGTTATTATATTTTTTTATAAATTAGTAAATAAAAACAACATGAACATATTAGAAGAAGCAGATAAAATAGTAAATCACCGTTCATTAGAAAAAGAACGTCAATATGGTCCTTTCCATGATGCAATGGAAAAAACATCGAGAATAGCAAGTGAGATAGCAGATAGATATATTTCACCAGAAGAAGCATACGCTGTATTAATAGCTTTAAAATTAGCAAGACATTCTCATTCTTATAAAGAAGATAACTTGCTTGATGCAGTAGCTTATATTGGTTCACTTAACGATTATATACAAAAATATACTGACAAATGAAAATAGCAATATTATTAGGTCGTGGTATAGAAGGTTGTGGTGTAACAAGATTTGCAACTGAATTACAAAGATATATACAGAAACAAAATCTACAATGTACTGTATATGCTTCATCAGATAAAAAATGGGATAGAAGACAGTTACAAAAAACTGATATAATAGAATTTACTAATAAAGAAATAGAATCTATTAGAAAAGAAATAAATAAAGTAGATATATTATTTTATCAGTCTTTACCAAGTAAAGCTCACTCAGAAGAATATAAAGATTTATTTTACGATAAATTAGTAGTAGGAATTACAAATCCTATAAAAATTATATTTCAAAATGATCACCATATAATTAGTTTAAATAGAAATTCAAAACTTTGGGAAACAGTTGAAAATGTAGATTTAGCTTTAACATTTGGACCAGGAACAGCTTTTGCTAGAAAATTAAAAGAACAAAATATATATACACCTATTAAATATTTTAATAATGGTCATGATTTTACTAAGCTTGATTATTTATGGAAAAAAGAACAGATCAAAAAATTAAGTTATTTAGGTAGATTCGCAACATTTAAGGAACCAAAAAGATTAATATATTATCAACCAATGTTAGCAGCTCATGGAATATACACAGAAGCTAGAGGAATAGAAAAATCAATTGGAGCTAAGGTTGGATTTTTTGGTAAAGGTGGACATGACATGACTCAAGGAGATTATGAAAATATAATGTATAGAAGAATAAATGTATTTGACGAACAAGATATAAATTATTTGAATGTATATGGACCGTATGATAGAATACCAACTTTAGATAATTTAAGTAATAATATGTTTGGTGCTAACTTTTTTAATTTACCTATTAATCAATATGCTAATATTATAGAATACACAACATTGGAAATGGTTAATGTAGGAATGATTGTTTTAGTTGATAAGGAATGGGCAGAAAATAATATTCATATAGAAGGAGATAACTTTTACGATTTAAATTGTTTTGTTTATTCAGATAGAAATAATCCTCAGGAAACAATTGATCAAATGTTAGAATTAGTAGGAAATAAAGAGTTAAGAGAAAAGAAAAGAAAACTCGCTTATGACATATGTAAATCTCATTGTGATATAAATGTTACATTTAATAATCTATTAAATATTGCATTTAATTCAAAAAAAAATATATTTACTAAATCAACATTATTTTAATGTGGCAATTTGAAACAACAACACAAGCTTTTGAGTATTACTACGAAAAATTAGATTCTCAACCTGCTACTGATAATGGAACAAAATTTTTAGTAAATCAAATCTTTACAATTACAGATACAAGTAAACATGTAATTACAACATCCTGGAGAAATTTTAAAATTGATTATGCAGAAATGGAATGGAAATGGTATTTATCTCGTGATAGATCTGCAGAAGAAATTGCTAAAGTAGCAAAGATCTGGTATAATCATATGGACGAAAGAGGATATGTAAATTCTAATTATGGTTGGCAATGGAGTAGGAATAATCAAATAGAATATATTATAAAAGAATTAAAAAGAGATAAATATTCTAGAAGAGCTTTACTAACTATTTATGATGGTAAAGAACATGATCAATATTCAAAGGATACACCTTGTACTTTGAACATACAATTTTATTACACACCAGATTCAGATAAATTACATATGACTGTGTTAATGAGGTCAAATGATTTATGGTTTGGATTTTGTAACGATTCATATTGTTTTTTGAAATTACATCAGTTAATATCAAAAAGTCTAGAATCAGAACAAGGATTTTATACGCACTACGCGCAGAACCTTCATATATATGAAAGACACTATAATAAAAAAAATAATTAAAAATGTTATTTATTTACAAAAATTGTTTATATTAGCAATATGGAAAAACAACTAACATACGAAATTATAGGATATTTCAAAGATTATTATATTGAAGGAAAATATATCGGTTCAATTGTAGGTGTAGAAAAAGATCGAGAAAAGTGTGGTTACACTGGTAGACAAGTACACATTGCAAATTCAGATATTATCCTTGATAAAAATAAAAAGATCAAAGCAGGAACAGAGTACTCTACTCAATTAATGCCTCTTTGTGGTAAGTCTAATCTTAGAAATTTTTTACAAATTGGAAAATAATATATATAATAAAATTTTAGAATGGGCTAGCGAACGTGGAATATTACAATCCGGTGACGCTAAAACCCAATTAATAAAACTTGTTGAAGAACAAGGAGAACTAGCTCAAGCAATATTAAAAGAAGATAAAGAAGAAATAAAAGATGCAGTAGGAGATATGATAGTAGTATTAACAAATCTTTGTTATTTTTATAATCTAAATATTCCAGACTGTGTTGAATCTGCGTATAACGTAATAAAAGATAGAAAAGGAAAAATGATAAATAACACATTTGTTAAAGATGAAAGTAGTAACTAAAAAACCCAACTGGAAAAATATTA